AGCAGCATAGATGTCGCGATTGTTGTAGGAGAACCCTTGTGCCCCAGTGGCATTGACGCCCATGGCACCGTTGATGGCCGGCGGACTACCGTACTGTTGGGTGGGATCTTTGTAGTAGTAGCTGAAGTAGTTGTACCACATGTTACGAACCAGATCACCACCGTCGTCGTGCATTTCTAGTTGCACAGCTTCGTAGTCTATCTTTTTCTGCACAATTCTCTTGCGATTGTATTGATTCAGTGTGTCCGTGGCAATTTTGAACTTAGGAAGGTCAATGTTCTTGACCAAGAGTCCCAGAGTTCGCAGTTCAGTCAAACTGTATAGATCTTTGTAGGATGATAAAACGGCAGGATTTATATTGAAATAAACATGAAACAAAAACTTGTAACGTGGGGTGTTCTCATACCCATTGGTAAGGAACACTCGCTGTGCATGTTGGTAGTCGCGGAGTTTGAAGTCCGCGGCTGTGTTGAGATTATCCTGGCCGTATGCCACGACCAGATTATCCTGTTGCTACAGTACTGATAGTGCGTGGTGTTGGAGCACCCACACCCTGTTGTAACGGATCTTGTGTTGCGTTATCAAAACGTATGGTCAACGTAATAGTGACAGCTTCGTTAGTGCCATAGTTGAGATCGTTGTAGTTGGCCTGTGACAAATAACAACCGTACATTTCCCATGTTTCCAAAGGTGCTTGTGTGGCCAATGTGCCATTGCCGCCATCTAGGATTTCGCATTTGGTTACAAATTTATAATCAATTCCAGACGCAGCAGATGCTTGTTCCTGAAAGTCAAACTGTTTCTGCAGTTGTTGACCAACCAGTTTGCTGACCAATCCACTGGCATCATCTCTTACATTCAGAGTCAAAGTTTCCCATGTGTGCTTTCCTGCCACATATACCTTGGAGTTGTAGACCGGAATTTCAATTTCTTCAAAGGTCACAGAAGGTCTAGTAAAATCAACTACCTGCTTGGTAAGTTCAGTTGTGAGCTCTCCTGTTCCAAAATTGATCAGTGTAACTCTAAAACGGTACTTTAGCTTGGGCATCAACAGACCTTGTGAACCTGCACCGGCTGTGTCTAATCCCAAAGGTACCGTCATTCTCGAAAGTGACGTGATGGCCATGTTGTATATCTCCTATATGCAATTATTTATGATCGATCTGATCAAAAAAAATGGGGTCATAAGACCCCATTTTCGTTATTACAACACCATTAAACTGGGTTTGCAGCAGGACTACCGGCTGCAATTTCGCCTGTGTTCTTGATGCGGACTGGAATGTAAATGAACTCAACAGCTTTCACTGGCTCAATTGCAATGTCAACATACAGTTCGTTGGCATCAATTCTGGCAGGTGTGTTGTTGCTTTCATCGCACACAATCAGGTAATCATACAAGGCACGTTTGGCACGTAGATCCTGCATGAGACCTTCAATCACAACAGTGATCTGATTGCGTGTTTGTTGATCGTTTGGTTCAAACAAGAAATTGTTGCCAATTTCTTCCAAACGCCCACGTAGGAATGCCACCAGTCTAGCAACGTTGATGCGATCCAATGCACTGGGTGTATTGGCAATAGTCTTGTTGCCGTAGTTGACAATTCCTGTGCCAGGGATGAATGTGATTGGGTTGATCTTGTTGGTATACAACACATCACGCACACCTTGGCCAGTGGCAATGGCTTCAAACTCACCGGTGGCAGCATTGATATAACCCAATCTTGTGGCATTGTCTACCAGACCACGCAGGGTACCTGCAGGTGCAAACCACGGAAAAGCCACTTCGTCGCTGCGAATGATTGTGCGCAACATCATATGGCTTGGCGGTTGAACAACCACGCTGCCTGTGGTATCCACAGTCTGGCAGCTGGGATAAAACACACCCACATAAGGATCACTGATAGAAAGACCGTCATTGGCAAAGGTGCCTAGTCCACCGTTGTTGTTGGCAAAATCCACAATGTCATTACCAGTTGGACCTAAACGCATGGGAGTGTCGCCCACAATAAATGCAGTGTTGGTGCGTTCGTTGTTGAGTGCCACCATGTTGGTGATCAGCTCTGGATAACCTGGGCAAGCAATAAGATTGAACTGATTTTGTTCTTCTCTTAGAGTCACTTGAGTATCAATTGCAGACTTCATGGCAGCAACAATAATAGCACGTTGCGCTAAACGTCCCATGTTGGGCGAACCATCTGCACGATTACCGCTGGCATTGGTCCAGGCATTGGTTTCCAACACAGACCAAAAACTGGTGTTGGTAGGCAAGTTGCCTGTGCCTGCTGCAATGCTCACATAGACTATTCCGTTGTAGGTGACCTTGTTGCCAACTGCATAGGCTGTCACATTACTGTAGGCATCAATCGAAAAATCAGTTGCGTTGAAATAGCCAATCTGGAATGATTTGACATTGAATCCTGAGCGGCGTGTGTTCCACAACAGTGTTCCTGCAGCATATACTGTGGGATCAGGTGCGTCAAGATCCAGGTAGCTACTGGTCAACAGGCTGACAATAGTTGGTATGTTGTCTGTGATGGGATCGGTGGTTCCATTAGGAGCCCAACGTGCATCTGCAAACAAAATACCATTTTCTGTGGTCTGATCTGTGTTGTCAATCAAGACCCACTGATCTGCTCCATCTACCAATTCCCAACGATACAATTGTGGATATACTTCTAGGTTACTGGTATCAACCCATAAGTCACCGTAGACCAGATCAGTATCATCACTTTGTTGTGTAGGTGCTGTGGTTGAAACAATAGGACCTGCTGGATCTGTCTGGGTAAGATTGTAGCCACGCACATCATTGGTCACTGTCTGATAACCAACCCAGTCAGTACCATCGCTGATCATGATGTCTGCTTGATTTACTGCACTGTAATACCACAAGCGACCGTCGGCTGGATCTTGATCCGGTGCCACTGTGTCTGCTGTGTAGGTCAGTGCCTGCCAGTTGCTGAGAATCAATCCTGCATCTTCGCCTGCTGCTCTCACACCATCAACTGTGGTGTTGAATCCAGCATCTGCAACAGGAGTGCCTGAAATATCTTTCAGTACAATTACACCGCCTTGCAACTGAGTAAATGCAATGGCACCAGTAGATGTAACTGTGGCCAACACATTTGGGACATCAGCAGCACTCACAGCTGCTGCAAAATCTGCTGCTGTGGTACCGCCCAAGGTCACAGTCACAGCAGTGGTCAATGCTGTGCTGTTGAGTGTACTGGTCTGAATTGTAAATGTTTCTGCTGCCACAAACACAGGTGTAGTTGTATTACCCACTATGGTGGTACTGCCTGTGCGTGTTCTTTCAAACAGTTTCAGTGTAAAAGTGTTGTTGTAGCCTGGACCGTAATCTTCTGGACTCACGTTGAACTGTGTGTACAAGCTGCCGGCTGGAATGTTCTTGCCGCCGCCTGTGGGATCGTATGCTGCAATAGCACTTTGATCGTTTTGATAGATTGGAGCTGCCTTGGTCACAAAGGTGTCTAGAGTGGAATCATATCTTTTGACCACAACATTAGCACCTTGATTTACACTGGTGGTCTTGTTCCAGACTGATCCAGTTGGTCTTGGATCTGTATCTGTAGTTCTCCAGCGTGGTATTGTATAGTTGGGACTTTGTTGTAGTGCAGGAGTCAATCTGCTGCCGCTGCTGAGACCCAGTGTGGTCAAGAGGCCTGCTGTGCTGGCCGGATCAATGTTGATGATGCCGCCGTCGGCGCTGCTGCCATCAGCTGTGGCGTCACTGTCACCATACAACCATAACTTGTTGCTGGTGCGTGTGAGATTGGTTTCTGCTGTGACACCTGTAATGGCTGCTGAGTTAATTAGTGCTACCAAAGCTGCCAGAGTCAGTGTGGCTCCCACGGTGACTGTGGTTCCGTTGATAATGATCACGTTATTTTGAGTCAATGCAGAACCAGAAACACTATTTCCGCCTTGCACTGTGGGCCAACTGGTTTTCCATGCATCGGATCCTACCAGTACCCATACGTTGTCGTGATTTTTGTAGTAAACTGGATTGCTGGCATTGGTAGCTACCACTGCATAAGCGCCAATCACACCAAAACTGGCAGCAGGAATACCACTATCCAGATCAGCAGTGTCTGTTATGACCAAGGGCGTGGCCACGGTGAATGCACCAGTGGTTTCATTCCATTGATTGATGCCCCATTGTGTGGTTGTAGCATCCAACCAATATGTGCCATTGTCAGGATCACCTGTGGGACGAATCAAACTGGCTGTCAGTTCTGCCAAGTCCACATTGGCACGTTGAACATAGGCGCGATTGCTGATGCCCAGCACCGAAAAAGCTGCCAACAGGCCGTATTCGTTCAGCTCATACCCATTGATAGGTGTACCATTGGTTGTCTTGTAAAAGAATGGATTGCCGTATAATGTTGCCAAATCACGCTGGCTGGTAACTAAATTCACTTTGTTAGCTTCAGCTGCAGTAGTTCCTACTGCTGTTAAAGCACTTGTGCCAGACACCTTGTTTTGTGCAGTGGCAATTAGAATGTAAGGTACAGAATTGGTGGCTGAAGGAACATAAGTCGATTCATCGATTACTGTTACTTCTACGCCGGGAGATACTAGTGCCATGGTGGTTCCTTATTAAAATTGGATACTGATATTTATTCGATAGATCAAAAATCAGGTGATTAGGAATGCCTTAATTAAGGTCTAATCAATAAATAGCTGTATGAGACCGCTATGCAAGGTTTGCAATAAAAATCCCGCTGCTGTAAATGGATATCACCGAGAAAAACTGTACTATCGCAGTCGATGTGCAGTGTGTATCAGGCACGACAAACAAATAAAACCAGCGCGGCCCAGATGGCAAACGGCTGGCTACAAGAAAAAACCCACATGTGATAGATGTGGGTTTCGGGCACGGCATCACACACAGTTAGTGGTATATCATGTGGATGGAGATTTGAACAACTGCGAAGCTCGCAACTTGAAAACAGTTTGCTTGAACTGCGTAGCCGAGGTTGTGAGATTAGAACTGCCCTGGCGGGCCAGTGATATTACACCGGACTTTTGACAATAAGATCTACTTGAGCATACAAGTCATCCATGGAATGATTATTGTCCAGAACATGGTCAAACTCTGTGCCAATCCAGGCTGTTTCGCTGGCATGTACCTTAAAGGTATCTAGCACAGACCGGTTGCTGGCCCAACTCAGATTTTGTGTAGGGCCTCGATTTACCACTTCTGCAGCCGAGAACCATTCAGGATCTGGACCTCTACAGGTGCGTACAATACGGCCGCCGGCTGAACGTAGACTAACAATTTCGTTGGGAAAACGACAGTCTGAGATCACCACATTGTCTTGAAGATTTCTTATTTTATTTTCAATGCTGGCAATCCAAATATCGTCATGAAAGCCACGACGCATTACTTCAGTGCCCCAGTACTGCAGTACCCAGCGTGGGGTTAGATCGGGCATGCTTAGGCGTTCTGCCCACCAAGGATCTACCTGCTCTCGCCATTCTCTAGATGCCTTGGTACGCCCTTCCAGCAAGGTACGATCCCAGTCAAACACAGCAGCCACAGCATCTTTCAGAGTGCCAGCAAAGCTTTCACGTCTAAAACCGTGTACGTTCACTAAGTAGTCAGCTACAGTGTCTTTGCCCGAACCAATCAGGCCAACAAGGCCAATAATCATGACAGTTCCTTGATATCAAAGTGTTTTAGGGTTGCTTGTACCAGATCAATCTGTCGACGGCAATCTTCCAAAGCATGATGTGTGGTGGGTGGCTTAGGGCGGTCAGGCCAGATGCTGCACAATGTACGGCTGTCTCTGACTTTGAAATATTGCCAAGGGATGGGTTTGTTATAGCTCTTGTAGGCATGTTCCAGTATGGTGCAATCAAACGTGGGTCCTTGACACCATAAAAAATTACTGGTCCAAATAAGTTTACCTAACTCATCTAAGGCTTGGTCAAGAGGTACTCGATTGTGTTCAGAAAATGCTTCGTCTCTGGCAGCAGCAGGTTGAGTGGCCCACCAGTTTAATGTGCTTTCATCGACAGTGCGATTTTCCTGGCTGTCTAAATCAATTCTGGCATAGTAATGTTGAGGATAATATCCTGTGCCGAAAGGATCAAAAGATTGGGCAGCAATGGTCAGAATAGTAGCGCCAGGTGCTACGCCAATTGTTTCCAGGTCGATCATCAAATTTGCCATAAAGTTATTATAGCAGAATCATGATGCTGTGTCTATATGTTGTTAGCCGATTACCAATGTAAGTGGTTGAGATCCATCTACATACAACTTTAGGTCTTCGATACACTTGTCCATCATGGCTTGTCCTTCTGATTTCATAGCTGCGCCGTTTAAGGTTCCGCCGCCCTGTGGACCGGCAATGGTTCCAAACTTTTCACGGGCTTCACCAATAATGTACTTGCTGGCACCCACCATGTGATCCCGTATCCATTGGCTAATTTGGAAATCACTTAGCAGCACAATTTC